CAAGTTCAGCGCCGCGTGGCGTGGCTGTTCTGGCGCGAGGTCGCTGTATGCCGAGACCGCGAAACCGCTGACCTGGAATTGCATACTGCCGCACGCAAGTATCGCCTCGCGTCCCTGAAGCCGTTACCCATCGCGCAGTTCGACGCCAACGGCCGGGAGATCACGCGGTGAACGTACGTGCGTTGCAGGGCGAAACCGTCGACGCGCTGTGCTGGCGCGTCCTCGGCCGCACGCGCGGCGTCGTCGAAGCGGTGCTCGATCTCAACCGGGATCTGGCGCAGTACGGCCCGATCCTGCCTCACGGGCTGCTCGTCGAGCTGCCCGACGAAGTACCGCAAGCGGCGCAATCCGGCGCCGAGCGGCTCCAGTTATGGGACTGAGAATGGCTGAACCAATTTCCACGTCGTCCGCGACGGTCGCGGCGCTCGGCGTCGCAACGCTGTCGCTGTTTCCCGGCGTCGACGCCAACGTTGTCATGGGCGCGTTCGCCGGCTCGCTGCTGTTTGTGATGACCGCGGCCGACCCGTCGATCCCGAAGCGCATCGCGTTCTTCGTGATCTCGTTCGTTGCCGGCTGCCTGACGGCCGAGCTGTTCGCCGCCGCGCTCGACGCCGTGTTGCCGGCCCGCGTCGAGGTGCACGCCGGCATCGGCGCGCTGATCGCGTCCGCGCTCGTCGTGAAACTGCTGCTGTGGCTGATCGCCCAGGCCGATGCGCCCGACCGGCTGCTAAACGTGTTCAAGGGGAGGGAAAAGTGATGCTCACGACCGTCTACGTGCTGCTGTGCGCGGCGATCGCGCTGCGCCTGGTGACCTTCCGTCGCGGCTCAAGCGCCCATCGGCCGCTCGCGTCGTGCCTGGCCTACGCGATTGCGGTCGCCGCCGGCGCCGCGCCGATCCGCGCCGCGTTCGGCATGCTGCCGCCGGCGAACCTCGCCGACACGGTGCTGATCGGTGTCCTGTGCCTCGCCGTGTACGGCGTGCGCGGCAACGTCGTCGAGCTGTTCCACCGTGGCAACCCGCGCGACTCGCTGATCGCGCGCATGCTGCAATTCAAGGTGTGGGGGCGCCATGTATAAGACCCTTCGCCTGGGCGACCGTGGCGCGGACGTTGGCTACCTGCAGCGCCAGCTCGTCGCCGCCGACGCGCGCCTCGACACCGACGCGATCTACGGCAGCGCGACCCGTAGCGCCGTCATGGCGTTCCAGGCATCGCACGGCCTGGTCGCGGACGGCATCGCCGGCCCGAAGACCAGGTCGACGCTCGCGGCCGGCCGGCGCGACCCGCGACACCTGACCGACGCGGATCTGCAACGTGCAGCCGATCGGCTGCAGGTCGATATCGCGGCCGTGCGTGCCGTCAACGAGGTGGAATCGAAAGGTGCCGGGTTCCTGCCGGACGGTCGGCCCGTGATCCTGTACGAGCGGCACATCATGTACCGCCAGCTCGCGGCGGCCGGCATGGACGCGGATGCACTGGCGGCGAAGTATCCGGCGCTGGTCAACCCGAAGCGCGGCGGCTACGCGGGCGACGCGGCGGAATATGCGCGCCTGGCGAGCGCGTCGCAGATTTCGGCCGCGTGCGCGCTCGAGGCGACGAGCTGGGGCGCGTTCCAAATCATGGGCTACCACTGGAAGGCGCTCGGCTATCCGGACGTGTTTGCCTTCGTCGACGCAATGAAGGTCAGCGAGGCCGAGCAGCTCGAGGCGTTCGTCCGCTTCATCCTCGCCGATAAGACGCTGCTGGCCGCGCTGCGCGGCCGGAAGTGGGCGAAGTTCGCCGAGCTGTACAACGGCCGCGCGTACGCCGAAAACCTGTACGACGTGAAACTCGAACGGGCGTTTGACCGCTACAGCCGGGCGGCCGCGTGACGACCGGCGCCCGCATCTTCGTCGTCGGTGCGATCGCGCTGGCCGCCGCGGTCGTCATCATCGCGATCCAGCATTCGCGCCTGGTCGACGCCGGCCAGCGCGTTGACGATCTCGCGCGCGACCTGCGCGAGCGAACGACCGAGCGCGACGCGGCACGCCGCGACGTGAAGGTCGTCACGCGGTACGTCGACCGCGTCCAGGTCGTCCGCGAGAAAGGCGACACCATCATCAAGGAGGTTCCCGTCTATGTCGATCGCGAAGCCGATCGTGCTTGTACTGTCCCTGTCGGCTTTGTGCGCGTGCACGACAGCGCCGCCGCCAACGTGCCGGTGGGCGATCCCCGAGACGCTGATGCGGCCCCCTCGGGCGTTGCGCTCTCTGCCGTCGCCGCAACCGTCGCCGGCAACTACACCACCTGTCACGAAAACGCCGAGCAGTTGATCGCGCTGCAGACGCGCGTGCGCGACAGCGAGGAACCGGCGCCATGAACAAGCCCAACAGCCTGCGCGCGGCGCTCACGGCGGCGCTACCCGAGTTCGCGCGCAATCCCGACCGGCTGCACATCTTCATCGAACATGGGTCGATTGCCGTCACCGCAGCGAAGTCGCTGTCGTTCGAGTATGCGTACACGCTCGACATCGTCGTGACCGACTACGCCGGCGATTCGGATCACCTGATGGTCCCGATCATCGCGTGGCTGAAGATCCACCAGCCCGAGCTGCTGCTGAACCGCGACCTCTGCCGCGACGGGTTCAAGTTCCAGGCCGAGATGCTCGACAACGGCAAATTCGACGTCGAGATTTTGCTGAAGCTGACCGAGCGCGTCGGCGTGCTCGAGCGGCCGGACGGCTACGAGATTCGCCACTTCGGCGAGCCGCCGATCGCGGGGGCCTGATGGTCGACCGACTGTCCCGCGCCGAGGAATGGGCGTCCGGCCTGCTCGGTCAGCTCACGCCCGCGCAGCGTGCTGTCCTGGCGAAAGGGCTGGCCGTCGAGCTGCGTCGGCGCCATTCGCGGCGCATCGCCGAGGCTCGGAACCCAGACGGCAGTCGATACGCACCGCGCAAGCCGCAGGCCCGGCGCAAGAAAGGTCGCATCCGCCGGGCGATGTTCGCGAAGCTGCGCACCGCCCGCTTCCTCAAAACCGCCTCGAGCGCCGACGCGTCGGTGCTGCATTTCACGCGTCAGGTCGAGCGCATCGCGCGCGTGCACCAGGAGGGCCTGCGCGATCGCGTCGAACGCAACGGCCCGGTCGTCCAGTATCCGGTGCGCGAGCTGCTCGGGTTGGCCGACACGGACGTCGACCGGATTGCAGACGTCGTCCTCGACTTCCTTTCGCAGTAGCACGAGGGCCGGTGGCAAAGAGTCGTTTCACTCTCGCTCGGTAATGCGATTGTCAGCTGCGATCGCGTCCATCGTCGATACAAGGCTGGCAAGCAAGTCACCATGGTGCCGCCTCAAATGTCCTTGGATATTACTGTTGCGAAGCAGGCGCGCCATGAAACTTTTGGCGACGACCAACGACAGCATGGTGTCGCCAATCTCGTCCTCGACTGCTTGGCAATCTTGCCGAAGCCGCTCCATTTCGCCCTCCATCTTCGCGAGGTCTTCGTTCGATATCTCATCCTTCTTTTTCGGCTTCTCCCCATCGATCAGTGCTTCGGCACGCGTGGCAACCAAAATCATTTCGGCATACGTCGCTGTGAACTTATTGGCTGCGACCATCATTTCGGCCGCTTCAATTTGCCGGTATGGCTTCATCTTTTTTAAGACCGAAAAGACTTTCGGGGCGGCTTGCCGGTTTTTTAGGATCGAGGCAGCCTCGGGTGCGACGCCATCCAGCAGAGTCACCCGCTCCCGAATATTCCGAATATCCATCCGAAGCACTTCTGCAATTCGCTGCTCCGACGCACCCTTCGCCAACGCAGCTCGGATCATTTTGTGCTCTTGTATTGCCGATAAACGAGTGATGTGCCGATTGAAAGTGAAGCCTTCGTCGTCGGTCGAGACCATGCATGGAGCGGTCTCTCGGTGGAGTTCTTTAAGCGCCTCTAGGCGCAACCTTCCATCCAGCAGGTCGTAGTCGCCTAGACGCCGAAGGGAACGAAACACCGCGAGCGGCTCGATGATGCCCAATTCAGCGATCGAGCTGAGAATGGTTTTGTATTTCGCAGTTGCTAAGGCCCCCTTGGTCAATGACGAATCCGCGATGATCCTATCGATAGGAACCTCAATGACTTTTGCTTCAAATCCGTGTCTGATATTGCTCATGGCATAAGCTCCGGCGGTATGCGCGAGGCTACTGCCTCGGGAATGTCCTTGATGCCCTCCGCTCTCAAGAGCGTCCTGAAATGCTCGTCGGCGAGAAAGCGCCGCAAAGCTGACGTGATCAGCAGCAGCCGCTGCTCTTGCAGATTGGCATTCTGCACAATCATCTTTTGGCGGCGGACTTCGTTCTTGTAGGTCCGCAGAAGTTTTTGTGGGGTTGGCTTTTCGCGCGGAGCCGGCCGGCCGTGCATCTTCTTGCCAGCCGCTTCGCGCTTGCTGAGAATTCGTCGAACGCGCAGCAATTGGTCCCCGGTTAGCGTTTTGGACTCGTAGGCGGCAACCATCGCCGCCTGGATTTCATCGCTCGACGCGCGGGCGACCTCGACCGCAAGCCATAGAGGCATGACCCGCTTTTCCACGGCCTGTATCAGCCGCTGCTCTCCTTTCTCCAATAGCTGCAAGACACCGTTGATATAGGAGTCGTCCAGATTTGTCTTTCTCGCAATCTCCTGGGTGTCGTAGCCCTTCGCGCGTAGGACCTGGAGGCCGCTCAAAAGCTCGGCGTTCGAATG